CGCCCTTGCCGAGCCCCGCGGCCTGCCTGCCCTTGGCCTCTTCGGCGCGGAGCGGCTGCTCGCCCTCGACTTCGGCGGCTTCGAGATCGGCTTCGCTCTCGGGCTCATTGACGAAGATGATCGTCGTGCCCGGCTGGGCGGTCAGGATCTTCGCGTGAATCTGGTCGTCGCTCTCGTCGCCCGCTACCTCGAGATTGAGGAAGTGGCGCACAAAGTCGCGGCGCTCTTCGGGGGTGGCTTCGTCCAAGGGAACGGTGCGAATGGGCATGGGGTCAATCCTTCAGCTAGAGAAACGGCGGGCACCTTCGGATTTGAGGGCGCCCGCCGATCTTGTGCAGCAGCCCCACAAGAGGGGCAACCGGCGCTTACGACTTCTTCGCAGCCGACTTCTTCGCGGGAGCCTTCCTGATGGCGCGCTTCCTGGTGGTCTTGCCGCTGGAAGCGGCGGGAGCCGGAGTGGGCGCGGGGGTTTCTTCAGGCTTCTCTTCCTGCGCCGGAGCGCTCTCGTCGGCAGTTCCGCCTTCGGCCTGGTCCTGGGGCTGGTCGCCCTCGGCAGGTGCAGCGGTAACGGTCGAGGACGCCGACGACCCCTCATCGGCGTCCTCCCCCGCGAGCGGGGTTACGATGGTGAACGACACGCGGCTGTCACGCAGGGCATTAAGCTGCTCGCCGGTCACTTCAACTTCCTTGCCGACCGGGATCTCGAAACGAAGGCCGTTGACGGCGCCGCGGACGAGTCCGTTGTGCGTCTGCGCTTCCTTCTCGATCTTGATGGTGGTCTTGCTCATGACGGTTCTCCTGCGAAGAGAGAGGCTGCTAACCTTCAACTCTCATCCAAGTATGAGGGGCTGGACCGAAGCCCAGCCCCTACAGCCTGCTAGGCGGCGGCGACCGCCGAAGAGCCAGGCGCAGCGCGCAGCGCGAGATAGCCGTACACCTTGGTGTTTTCGGAATAGTCGGTGCCGACCGAGAATCCCTCGCCGTCCGCGCCAGCGTAATCGAGAGTGATGCCGTCCGCGGCATTGCCCGCGACGGCGGCGGCAATGTCGATCGCCGCGTCGGCGGGAGTGACGTTGCGAATCGCCATCGCCGCCACGTCGCCATCGGTCTGGTTGAACAGCAGCACGAAATCGGGCTTGAAGCCGAGAACGATGTTCTTGATCGCGCCAGTGCCGGTGTACTTGCCGGTGACAGAGTTGGGGAACATGGTACTTCTCCTGACCCCCTTGGGGCCGATTGGAGGGTGACTCGAACCGAGTCACCCCCCGCGTGACGATTACAGCGCCGTGACGGCAACCTCGAGGCGGGCCATCCAGAAGTCATTCAGGATGACCGCCGCGTACCACGCCTTCCACGAGACGTAGCCGCGCTGCCCCATCGGGTCGGACTTCGACGGCTTGCCGGGGTTGAGGACCATCGGAACGATGGCCTGTTCGCCCTTGAGCGGCACCTGGGCGAAGGCGTCCTGCCCCAGGAACAGGACGGGGTACACGTCCGCGCTGGTGCCGGTGGTCGAAACCATCGCCCCCGCCGCGCCGCCCGCGTCCTCGAACGGCCCGAGATCGGGCGAGAGGACATAGCGGACCTGCTCGACCGAGCCGATCTCGTGTTCGGAGATCGTCTGACGCTGGCCGTACTTCGCGACCGGGATGAACCCGGCGAGGTTGCGAATGTCGCTGTCGAGATCGGTGTGCGCGACACCCACCCAGGCAGCCTCGACCGCCTGTACGCCGTATTCCGGGCCGCTCTTCAGCATCCGGGTGATCTTCTTCGCCTTCTGCGCCGCCAGCGCGCGAGTGACGGCGCGCTGCTTGTTGAGCGTGATCGGCGTGTTGACCGCGTTGCGCGCGGCGCCGTTGGCGTAGAACACGTTCGTTCCCGCCTTCAGGACGCCGTACAGAACGGCCTCGATCGTCTCGCCCGCCTGCTCGCCCGCCAGCATGGTCGCCGTGTCGAGAACCGGATCTTCGGAAAGCTCCGTCACCTTGTCGGTGATCTCGATCGGGCGCCCGTACTGCTTGAGCGTAACGGACACATCTTCGTAGGAAATCTTCTGCGCCGTGGGCGTGACGCCCTCGACAACCGGCGTGGTGGCCGGGCCCAGCGGAACCGGGCGGCGGAAGATCATCTGCTCGGCCTTGTTCTTCGGCAGGGGCTTGGTCATCCCCATCTTCGAGAGAACAATGCTCGGCTCGGCGTGGCGCAGCATGTCCGCGGCGGCGTAGCCTGCGGTACGCTGGTTGATATCGCCATAGGTGGTGGTGCCATCGGCCATGACTGAAACCCCTTTTACGTCTCGTGACGATCAAGGGCGTTGGCCGATCGAGGGAGGCTTAGGTCTTGGCGGTGGCCTCGGCCCTCGCCTTGAACGCCGAACTGAAGTCGTTCGGAACCCCTGCTGCCGCAGGCTGCCCCTTACCGGGAACCTGCCTGCTACCCTCAAGCTGCCGCTTCCGCTTGTCGTCGGTTGCGGTGCTGTCCTGCTTGCCCTGGTCGGCCTCCTGGCCTTCCTTTTCGCCCCCCTCGCCGGACTGCTTGGCGGTGGCGGCGGAGCGCTCGGTCTTGTAGAGGGTCAGCGTCAGGGAGACTTCGCGAGGGTCGTAACTGTTGGCAAGGTCGATCACCTTCTGCGGTTGATCGGCAAGCCACGCGGCGAAGTTCTTGTCGGAGGCGATGGCCTGGTAATCGGGATGAACCTTTTCCAGTGCCCCAAGCGCTTCCGCAATGGCCTCTGCGTCAGAGTCGATCTCATCCTTGATAGCCGGGGCCTTCTTGAGATCTTCGATCTCGGCCCGAACCTTCTTCAGCACTTCCGCAATCGGCCCCACAACGTCGCCGTAATCCTCGACAACCTTCTGAAGCTCCTTGTCGAGGTCGGATGCGGTGGTTTCCGCCTCTTCCTCGTCGGACTTACCTTCATCGGCCTTGCCCTGCTCTTCCTGCTTCTTCGGGGCCGCGCTGGGCGCCGGGCTGGCATTGGAGAAGGTGTTCAGCTTCTTGGTGAGAGCGCCTACGCGCCCGCGGTTCGACCTTTCGGATGACTCCTTGCGCTCCCAATAGGACCGCTGCTCTGGCGTCATTCCTGCCCAGGGGTCAAAAGCCTTGGCTTCGCCGCTGGTGGCCTGCTCGGTCGCCGCCTCCTTGGCGGGGGCCTCTTCGGAACCGGCCTTGGCGGGTTCCTCTTCGGAGGACTTGCCCTCTTCGGGTTCGTCGTCCGATTGCTTCTCTGCCTGCCCCGCGGGGTCCGCCGACCGTTCCGCGAAGGCGGCGCTGAAGCCTCCTTCTCCATCTTCAGCAGCGGGCTGCGATTCCGGCTGCTTCGTCTGGTCGTGTTCGTCTGCCATGATTGGGGCCTTTCATCAAGGGGTCAGGAGGGCATATCGACGCCGCCGCCGACCTGTAGATAATCTGTGCCGGTAGGTTCAGTGATCGGAGCATCGGGTTCCACAGTTTTGATGACCCAGCGCAGGCCCGCGATCTCGCCCTGAATGGGGTCGGTATTGACGCCGATCGTCTCGAGTTCGTCGCGCAGCTTCTCGATGCGCGCGTTGATCTTGCTCTTCAGCGAAAGCCAGCTCGGAGAACTCCGGTCGATCATCAGCCGATGCCCTGCCCGACCGCTTCAACCTCGTCGCGCCCAGCCGCCTTGGCCTCGCGGGCGCGCTGGTCCTCGACCGCGATTTCCACAGCTTTGATGCGCTCCTGGCTCTCAAGCTGCTTGTCCAGCTTCGCCAGTTCGGTGCGCAGCGTCTCGAGCGTGATGCCCTGGGACTGCGCCAGTTCGAGCATGGCGGTGCGCTCGCGCAGTTCGGCGACGTGAAGCGCGGTCTGGTCGCGGCTCTGCGCCGTCTGCGCCTGGATCTTCGCCGCTTCGATGCGGCTCTCGGCCTGAAGCTGCGCGGGGTCGGGCGGCGGCGGCTGCTCGGCCAGCTTCTTCATCGCGGCCTTGTACTCGTCCTCCGTCACCATCACGTCGCCGGGTGCGATCATCAACGACTGAAACAGCTTCACCACGTTCTGATACGGCTTCAGCATCGGCTGCACTGCGGGGTGCGTCATAAGCTGGGTGACGATGAACATGAGGTTCTGTGCCTGGATTTCCTTCAGCAGCAGAACGGCGGTCCCGCGCGCATCGACAGACATATCCCCCTTGATATCCTCGCGCTGATTGAACTGCATGTTCCAGTCGTAGAGGCGGCGCATCGTCGGCGCGATGATGCCATCGTCGTAGTTCTTGACCATGCGCCGGAAGATGACGTTCGCGGCGTTCTGCAAGATCGTCATGCCGCCGACCGTCTTGGTCTGGTCCTCGGTCTGGTCCCCCTGCTGCGGCATGGGGATGCCGGTTTCCATGTCGATGAACTGAAGCGCGATTTGGATGATGCGCTCGATCTGTTCCATGTTGTTCGGCACGTCGAAGAACTCGACGGGCGGGGCGGTGTTGGCGAGCGCCGCCTTGACCCGGTGCCACACCTTCTTGGGAACCATCGTCCAGTCCCCGTTCGCCGGAACGATCGAGTCCTTGTCGATGACGGCCTGGGGGCCGACCGAGAGCGCGGCGTTGTCGAGCCCCATGCGCCACGCGCTGTTGAGCGCGATCTGGCTGTCGCCCATGATGTGCGGGATGCCGTAGCCGAAGATCGAGCCTTCCGATTCCTCGACGTTGAACACACTGTAAAGAGTCTCGCCGCTGTCCAGCGGGTATTCGGGAGCAATCTTCAGGATTTGCCCCTCGCAGAAGTACAGCACGACGCGGAACTCTTCGAGCGGGTCGTCGCGCTGGTCGTATTCGTCGGCCAGTTCCGGCTGACCGAAGGCGCGCAAGATGGTGACGACTTCCTCGCATTCGAGCGGGCCGTGGTATTCCCAGCCGATGTAGCGGCCCTTGATGCTCGTCTCGCCCTCTCCGGTGATCGAGCGAAGCTGGGTGAGATAGTTGAGCCCGTTGGAGGCGGTCGGGCGCTTGCCCTTGGTCTCGCGGAGGATTTCTCGCACTGCATCGGCATCGAAGCCGTGCGTCTTGACCATCTTGCGAAGGTCTTTCTTCGTCCACAGGTAGCGCTCGAACGTGAACTCGGCATCTTCGATCTTCGCCGCCGACATATCGGGGAAGAACGACCACGGATCGACGCGCCGGACCATCGGGCGAGGATCTTCCCGCTGATCAAGCGTGTACACCTTGGCGCCGCCGCCCGGCGCCTCCTGCCCGATCCAGCGCCCGCGAGTGGATTCGTTGACGATGGGGCCCTTCAGCACGCCCGTACCAAGCTGGCAGGCATCGTGAATCATGTCGCGGGACTGCGCAGGGTATTGGGATTCGACCAGTTGGTCGTCCATTTCCTCCTGCATCTTGTCCGCGGCCTGACGGGCGACCTCGAGCGCCGCGTTCGCGGCCTTGGCGCGCGCCGCCTGATCGTTGCCCTTCGCGATGGCTTGCTGTTGCGCGGCCTGATCGCCGTTTTCCTCGGCGATGTTGGCCTCTTCGGCTGCCTGTTCGGCCAGCTTCGCCGCTTCCTGCCCTTCCTTGGACAGCTTCGGGACGGGCGTTGCCTCGATGCCCCAATTCCGGTCGTCGGTGGGGAAGATGAGATCGAACAGCCGAGCCTCGAGCGCGACTGTCTTGGAGCGGGTCGCCTTCACGAACGCGCGGCTCTGCTTCGCGTCCTTCAGGTTCTTCTCGGTGTTCTGGTCGTAGAGGCCGTGATAGGCGCGCACGTTCGCCAGCCAGCGCTCTTCGACTTCGGACTTCATGCGGACCTGCTCGCCCGCCAACGTCTCGAGGCGATTGGCGATGACGGTCAACTGTTCGTCAATCTGGCGGTCCTTCTCCGCGCCGATAGCCACAACCGGCAGATTCTGCTCGCCAGCCATCTTCGGCTGATGAACCGCGCCGCCGACCTGCATTGCCTGTGCCATTTGTGACCCCTTAGTAGCCGCCCTTGTCTGGCGCTGCGGAGTGAGCGTTGGGGTCTATCACGCTCACCGGCTTGATGATCGCTACCTCGCGACCGGAATTGTGGATATAGCGCATATCGTCCATCAGGTGATCGTTCTTCTTCACGATCTCGCCCTTCTCATCGCGCCGGTACAGCCGGTACTCCGCGAAGAACTGCTGAAGGGTGGAAAACACCTTCGTCCGCCCGATCGAGAGATCGCGCCAGCACTTCACCAGCCCTGCGTTCACCGCATTGTCGGCCTTGGTCAGCTTGAGGCCCAGGCCCTCGTATTCCTCCATGAGCCGGTTGCCGTCGCGCTCGGCGCGCCGGTTGGCCGCAGGGTCGATCAGGCCGGGAATCCAGTCCCCGCGCGCCTTGATCGCGTCGGCGTGAACCGAAGGAAGCGCCTGGCCCGCCTTGTACTCGGCGTAGATGTACTTCGTCGCGGTATCGAGATCGAACGCCGCCCACAGGGCCGCGGTCCAGTTCCAGCCCACGTCGAGCGAGTAGCAGCGCGGCCAGTGGAAGGGGATCGGGAACGGATCGCACTTAATCCGCGCCTCGGGAATCGGGTAGATCGCGCCCGCGCCAAGGCTGGGGATGCCCTTGGCGCGCGCATCGCGCAGCCACTCCGGCGTCTCCGCGAGCAGTTCACCCTTCGCGTCGGGATCAAGGTGCGGCACATCGTCCCAGCCCGCGGTGATGAGGACACGGCTGCGGTGGGTTCCATCGGTCGGGTCGATCAAGCGGTTCATCGTCATGGCACGCAGGCCATGTTGCGGCGGCGCATTTCGCGCGGCGGGCCGACGATCACGCAATAGTTGATCTTCGTGACAGCCACGCCCTCTCCCACATGCTCGGCGGTGATGATGCCGAAGTTCACCTTCGTCGTCACGATGCCGGGCGAACCCGCATCGGTGATGATGCCGAAGTTGATCTTGGAGAGGTCGATGCTCATGTTTGCGCCAGCAGTCCGAACTCGTTGGAAACCTGCGATGCGGTGGCCTGGGTCCAGCCGCCGCCTGCCGGATTGGTCGCCCAGCGGGGGCGATACGGGCCGTAGGTTTCCCCGATGCCCGCGAAGTTGGAAGCCTGGTCGTAATCGGTGCCGCCGATGCGGATGCGCCCCTTCACGTTCTCGGCGCCGCCTGCGACCATGCGCACGCGCGCTTCGAGGAACACCGCCTTCACGTCGCCGGTCGGCAAGGTCATCGCGTCGTGGGTGTAGGTTTCGGAATCGCCGTTCGCAGCAAGGGTCGAGGCGTCCCCGTCATTCGTCACATCTTCGTCCACGTCGCCGAAGCCGCCGCTGCCGTCCGTGTGGGTACCGTCGCCGGTCGGAGTGGCACGCGAAATGCGGTGGCCGATGGTCTGCTCGTCGCCCCAAAGCCATTCGGAATGCCGCGTCATCTGCCCAGAGTTGCCGTTCATGTAGCCGCGAATGCGGGAGATATTCGCAACTTCCGTCATCGAAGCCGAGCCGGAAAGAACCTCTTCCGGCTCGAGGCTCATATTGGTGGTGACGTAGAGAATAAACGACGCGCCGCAGACAATCTTCAGGTCGTACTTGAACAAGGTGTTCGACGCGAGGCCGTAGGTGCTGCCCACATTCTCCCACGAATCGCCGTCCCAATACTGCGCCTGGATGACGTTGGCCGAAGTCTGCTGAAGGCGGAAAACCGGCGTGTCAGTATCGTCGCAATACTCTTGCAGCGTGCGTCCCGAACTGACACCAGTAGTGCGCCAAAAACCGCGATGCCAGAAGGTCGAGTTGAACGGGGCGCCGTCGAGTTCGTTGACGCCGATCCAGTCCGCTGAATCGCCCGAATTGGCATAGACTGCCGCCCTGATGCCGTAGGTGGGATCGTACCTTCCAGCAGTCGTATCCTCGGTGGCATGGCCGTTGTGGTCGATGCTGCTCAATTCGCAGGTGGCGCCGTAGAGACTCATGCCCTGGTTCCCTTGAAGCTGAAGCCATAGTTGAGCAGGCTCTCATCCGTCGCCAGCGCGACGATGAGCAGCGCATCACCGGGAACGAAGGTCACATCATCGCCGGTCGTGGCGAAGGTGACGCTGCCATCGTCGGCAATGGTGATCGTGCCGACCTGCACCGCCCCGGCGCCCTGGTCGCGCAACACGGCGAAATCCACCTGCGCGTCGGGGGGGGTGCCCGCGTAACCCTGTGAGCCCGCGAAATCGTCGGCGAAGTTCACCGTTTCGGTGAACACATGCAGGAACATCGCCTCACCGTCATCGACCTCGGGGTTTGTTGGAGGCAGCGCCCACCCCATCGAGAGGGTATAATCCTCGAGCGCGTAGGTGCGCAGTTCCGCGAGCGTCATGCGGCGCGAGTTGCCGTCCTGCACGATATGGAACTGCTCGGTCCCGTCGAGCGTGTCCGCTGCCGGGATCTCGGGGATTTCCTTGTGGGCCACGGCTTACCTCCGCATGGCGCTGGTAACGCGATCGGCCACCGTGCCCAAGAGTCCCCTCTTCGGCTTGCGCGCGCGCTCCTGAAAGGCTTCCTTGAACTCGTCCTTCTTCGGCTCGGCCTTCGGCTTGTTGAAGAAGAAGTAGAGATCGTCGCGACTCATGCCGCGCAGGCGTGAATCCTCCTGAATGCGGCGTTGCTGATCGGGCGACGGGCGCCAGTCGGCGGGGGCTTTCGGCATGGGCATAGTGCGTCTCCTATAGCACGAGAGAGCCTGTTTTCTCCGGGGCCCCTCCGGTTGTGAACATATTACGAATCCGGGGTCGCGAACACATAGACGGTGCCGCTCATCAATCCGCTGCTGATGAGCAACCGAATCCCTTCAAGCGCGGCGGTCGCATCGGCTCCATCGTACATCGCCTTGCCGTATTGCGGAATGAACGCGTCGGTTGGACCGCGCGCCATGCTGTCCCACTGGCAGAACTTCCATGTTGCAGTGCTGTCCGGCGAATACAGATTGAGATCAATAATGCAGTGGTTGCCTGTGTCGTTACCGACGCTGAAGTTGGAGGCGTCAACGAACAATTCTATGGCAGTAGAGGTCTGTGAGACAGAGGCGTCCGTGCTTCCAGACGAAGCACGGCTCATGAGGGCCATGCGATAATTAGCTGCCGTCTTGTAAGCGCCATTCAACTTATAGAGCATGGACGGACGGACGTTGTCGGTATCAACGGTGAAGTCGATCAACAGTCGAACAACGGACGAACCGAGTCCCGCGAAGTCCTCGATATCGACCGAGGCTACGCCCGAGAACGTGACAACGGCGGTCGGCCCCCCGCCACCGCCGCCGCTTTCGTCGTTCCATGCGGTATCGTAATCGTCGTTCGACGCCTTTTTGAGAATCTGTCCTGTCGTACCGCCTGCGGGAACACCAACGCCATCGTCCCCATCGTCCCCATCGGCACCGGCAGGGCCGGTATCGCCTTGCGGACCCTGCGGTCCCTCTGGCCCTGTCGGCCCTGCCGGTCCCTCGGGGCCTGGCACGGTAGAATCCGCGCCGGTCGGCCCTGCCGGTCCCACCGGACCCTGCGGCAGAAGCACATCGAGCCCCTGCACCGTCTGCGGGTCGATCTCATCGAACTGCTCATCGCCCGAGAGCATCAGGAGATCGTCGCCATCGGTCTGGTCGCCGGACAGCAGCACGCCTTCCCACTCGTCGCTTTCCTCATCGGTGTAGGCGAGCGTGTTGGCGGCGAAGCCCACCCAGGCGAACATCGTGAAGCTGCCGAAGCGGATATCTGCGTCGGCGGCGGGCGCCTTCACGCCGATCACGTCGCCCTCGAAACACTGCACCGGCCAGTCGTTGTACGTTGCCCAGGTCGTTCCGCCGCTCTCGGTGAAGGTGACGGTGCCGATCACCTGCCCCCCGGTGATCTCCGTGCCGTCCATTTCGGGGTTGCGATAGATCGTGCAGACGTAATCTGCGATCGGCGTCTGCCCCATGCTGGCTTCGGAGCCGCCGAAGCCGGGGTAGAAGTACGCATCGTTCACCAGCGAGTGCAGGTGCAGCGTGGCGCCGGACGCAGGAGCGGTCGTGAAGTAGCCGGGGATGCGGTAGATGTTCGCATTCACCGCCTCGAGATCGGGGTGCGAGTGCCCGTCGAACTCGGTTCGCAATTCGGTCAGCAGCCCCTTCAGGATTTGCAACTTCTGCGCGCGCGTCGGCGGGTTGTCGCCCTGCCGGAACGTCAATTCACCGAGAGTTTCGGCGCGAATGCGGGTCATTGCGCTGCGAAGTCGTCATTGGGGAGGAACTGCTGCACCACGTCGCTCATGCCCTCCAACGGGGTGAACGTCAGCATCAGGATGCCTTTGGTCGTGGCCGTGCGAATGATCTGCTCGCCGTACACTTCCATCGGCGGTTCCTCGTCGTCCCACACGACATGCTGGGCCGTACCCTCGAAACTGCCGCGGCCCTGCTGGTACGACTTCATGCCCAGCTTGGACCAGCCGCCCGACTTGTGACGGATGCGGATGGTATCGACAAGATCGGCCACACCCTGTTTCCACGTCAGTTGCCCCGGATCGAGGCCGATCTTGTTGGCAGGGATGACGCCCGAGCCATCCACCATCTTGCGCGCGCCGCGGTACTCCACGTCGCCCAGGAGCGTGGTCTGCACGATATCGCGGGTCGTCTCGTTGGTCTTGCCGCAGGCCCATGCGCGAATCGGGTGCCTGAAGCGCTTGCCCGGCCACCAGTGCGGATAATCGCCGGTCAGGTGGCAGGCGAGTTCGTAGCCGCCTGCCGAGAACGTCTTGCCGACGCGGTTGGCAGCCATCAGGCAGCGCGCGCGGAACGTGGCGCCGTGCCGAAAGAACTCGATGTGCTTCTGGTAGTAGTCTCGGGCGTAGAACTTGAAGTCCCCGATCTGCTTGTAGCGGAAGCCCTGGGCGTTGGTCAGCGGGCAATCCGCGAGGTCGGGGAACAGGTGCCGGAACTTGCCGTATCGCTCTTCCTCGCGCTCGGCATCGACCTGCTTGAGGATCTGGATGCCGATCGCCTCGGGGAAGATCTCGGCAATCACTTCAGGCGGGGCATCACCGAGCCCCAGCTGGTCCACCATGTCGATGATGGGCGCGTACAGCATGGGGTCAGGCGTTCTTGGCCAGCTTGCCCTCGATCAGGCGCAACATGCCGCCGAAGGTCGCCGTTTCCGGCTGGTCGATCTCGTCGTCGGGGATGGTGACGCCGAACTCTTCCTCGCACCGCATGGACAGGTCGATGAGATCGAGGCTGTCGAGTTGCAGGTCGCCGTCGAGGCGGGTTTCATCGGTGATGGTGTAGTCGCTGCCGCAATCGGACTGCTCGCGGCACAGGGATTCGAAGCGCTTACGGGTATCGGTCATGTTGGGGCCTCCCTTGATTGGCGGGAGGGGACGGTGTTGCTGCCTGCCGCCCCTGTGATCGCGGGCCAGGCTTACTCCGTGCCGCGCTCCCTTTCCAATCTATGCCCCGCCGCGGGCCGGTACTCAATCGACCAGTGCGGCTATTCCGCAATATCAGCGGTAGCGGAAGCCAAACCGCAGCCGCAGGCCGCCCACGGAATAGGTCGGCGTGCCGGTCGTGAACCCGGCCACCCACAGGCTGCGCGAGCCCGAGGCGCCCTGCACCGGCATGGCGAGGCCCAGCTTGGTCAGGACGCTGGCGCCGCCGAGATCCACGTAGGAAGCGGCGAGCAGTTCGACGTGGCCGATGACGTTGGCAAGGGCCTCGGCATCGGTAATATCCGGCGCGGCGTTCTTGGTGCCGAGCCCGATGAGCGCGGTCATCAGAACAAGGTGCATCTGCGCCTTCTGGTCGTCGGCGTCCACGCACACGATGCTGTCGAGGATCGCCGAACCGCCCGGCGCGAGAAGGCACTGCGGAATCTCGACCGCATCGAAGATCACATCGCCCGCGTCCTGGGCGGCGGCTTCGAGAACCGGCGTGACGGTGACGACCTTGGACATGAGCGGGTGATGGGTGAATGCTCCGTTTTCGTCGTAGTAGCCGTTGATGTTGCCCATCATGATGCGTTCCCTTCGGAAGCTGTGGGCCAGGCAATGGCGTAAGCCATCGCAGGCCGAATGTAGGGGTCGCGCAGCCCTCATACCGACACGCGGGACCAGCGACAATGCCGATCCCGCGCGCAGTTGTGGTTATTCGGGTGAATCGTCCCCATCGTCACGCTGCTCGCCAACGTGGGTGTGATGCGCTACGCCCTTGCTCTCGTCGCCCTGAGCGTAATCGACGGCATCCTGAAGGCCCTCGATGATCTTCTCGCCAGCCGATGCGCGCACGCCGACCGCGGGCTCGTTGTGCAGGAACCGGGCTTCGGGCGCCATTTCCGCGCCGCAATCATCGAGCCCCTTGGTGTACGTCGCGCTGGCTTCGTCGTCGTCGGAGTCGGCATAGCCGCTGGTGTCCACGTCCTGATTGAAGCCGTTGTACTCGGGCGCGGGCTTTTCGATCTGGTCCGCCGCCGCTTCCTCGGGCAGCTTGGGCGGGACCGGCATTGGCGGGTCGGCGGGGATCTCTTCGGTTTCCCTGCGGAGGGCTTCTCGCTCCGCCTTCGAGTATCCGAGCGGGTTGTCCTTCGTCAGGCGGTGCTCGGCAGCTTCGCCCCATGCCTCGAGCATGTGCCGCTCGGCAGCAGCAAAGGCGGTGGCCGGGTCGGAGTAATGGAACTCGGGCGCGGTGTGTACGCTGAAGGGCCCGTTGCTGTGGGCGGTCAGCAGCACACCGTTGGCGATCTCGCGAATGTTGATGTTGATCTGCATGGGGTCGTTCTCCTGGGCGAAGAAGTCGAAAGGGTCCACGCGCCGCCCATCGCGCGTGATACCGATGCCGTAGAGTGCTGCGTCGAGGAAGCGCCGCTGTTCCTCGCGTATCTGTTCCACGAGGCTCTTGCCGTAGAGCGGGCGCGTGCGCTTGACCCTGATAGTTTCGGGGCTGGGGCGGCGTCCCATCAGTACAGGCTCGCCAACACCCACGCGAGGATGCAAGCGACCGCGACCGCCATAGCGATGCAGCCCTTGCGCCCAAGCGGGGTGATGCCAGTCGAGAGAGGGCGGCGGTGCCTAATCACGCCCGCTCCCCGGCGATCTTGGCCGCGGTCAGCAGCTTGAACAGCGGCTCGGCGTCGGGAAGGCCGTGGACCTTCAACCAGCGCGGCACCCTTCACCGTCTCGGCCACCAGCGCGAGCGGAAGGAGATCGGCGGGCTGCTCGATGGCGTGGGCGGCGCACGGTCCCTCGTGGCCTGGCTCGCGGGTGCAGTACCAGCCTTCGGGCGGCAAGGTGCAGCCGCGGTCCTGCGGGTGGACGTAGGGGCCGGGCTCGAGAGGCGGGTACGTCTCGCCGTTGGCAATGGCCTCCTGCACATGCCGCGCCTCGATGCAGCGCGGCCTGTCCAGCGGATTGACGCCAGGCCGACCGTGCCACTTCTCGCGGACGTCGATGGTGCGCCCGAACACGTCGAGCGTGCGCAGCAGGTACTCGGCCAAGAGGAAGTCGGGCGTGTCGCTCCCGTTCTCGATCGACCAGCGGTTGATGCAGGACGCAAGATCCTCCTTCGCGGTGCCGGGCGGCTTCTCGTAGCCCTCGGGCACGGCGGGCATGTACGAGTCCACGAAGATATCGGGCTTGCAGGGGTAGAGTTCCCCCTTGATGCCGCGGATGATCCAGTCGCCCTCGGATGCGCGAAGCACTCCTTCCAGCGTCCTGATGCACAGGTAGGCGGCGCCTTCGTACAGGCCCTTCCACACCGAGCCAAGCTCGGTGTTCGGCTTGTTCCGCGCCTCAAGTATCCACTCGGGCGCGGGCGTGCCATCGGGGCTGTCGTCCTCGAGCACGGCGTTGCCGTTCTCGAATCCTTGGAACTGCACCGCCTCGATCGTGACGGGCATCTTGGTGTAGCGGGCCATCAGTGCAGTTCCTTCTTCGCTTCGCGTTGGGCGAG